GTTTCATTTGAAACTCCACCTGCCCATGCTACAATAGGTTGGGTATATCTCCGACCATTCCACCACTTAGGATATAATCCTGTAAGGTGCATGGCCATTTCCGAAGAACCACAATAACTTTTTCCTATGCGGTTTGCGGCCATCAGGAGCCGTTGGTTGGCGTGACTGCCAGTTTCGTGAAAATGCTGCTGGTAAGGGTAAGGGTCGTAAAAGTCTAGCTTGTTGTATCTTTCCCGCTTACGGATTTCCCTAGCGATTTCTACTGCTTGTGCGAGTTCTGCCTTTGTAGCCCCCGGAGGCATGGATGGCTGTTGCTTGCTCTTCTGCGCGCTTTCTAGTTGCATAGCATTTTCCAGATTTCCCGTATTTCCATCCTTTCTTACCCCCCTTTAATGTACAGCTTTGTATAGGCATTATGGATAGTGTTCATTTACAGACACTGAATGCCTAAAGCCATACTTTCCCACCGCTAGGTTAGTGGAATAAGAACAACTCGCTAACAAAAGCGTTAGAGCAATAACAAGTACCTTCATCTAATTTAATTTCTCCGGTATTATTTCTGGATCAGATTTTCCAATCAGACCCTCTAACTCCCTTTTAAGTTCATCAACAGATGCCGTTTCAACGTGCGAAATCTGCTGCTCAATTTTGTCTGTCGGCTTTAAACCAGCGCGGTCTAAAATATCCTTTACCGCACCCAACCTGACAGATTCACTTTCCGCATTTTCCGATAAACTCCTCAACTGGGTTAAAGCCCCCGGAACACAATCCTGTATCATCTTCCGGCTTCTTTCTTCTATCTCCCTTTCAAACTTATGCTTGAGTTCATAACCCCTTTGTTTAAAGGAACTATACCCAGCCATCTCGGCAGCCTTTGCGGCATTCCCGGTTAAACAATATGCCTCAATAAAGGCTTCCTGTTTTTCAGTCTTCATAAATCACCGTTTCAATGTTGCCCGATTTGTAGCGGGATTATAGGCATAGTCTGAGTGACTACGCCCCTTTGCAGCCCTGTCAATCGCTCTTTGTTCAGGCGTCATACTGTTCCTGATTTCCCCATATTCTGTAAGTCCATTATCATCGAGGATATGCTGTTTCTTCAGGATATTGATTGCCATACGGCCAGCATGATTAACTGGCACACCCCGGTCTATTAACTGGTTTTTTAGCTGTTGGACAATTTCTATATACATTAGATATTACTTATATTCCTCTAAACTCCCCTCCGGTTTGTGGAATGAATATATGATACTCCTATAGCGGGGAATGGGGGTCGGGGGGTAAATAATATTAGACTATACTTAAATTTGAATATTTGAATGAAAATATATTCGAATATGAATTTAACATAATATGTATTATGCGAACAATGCCTTTTTGCTCCGATTTGGTCTTTTTTGGGCGTGAGACAGGGCGAGGCAGGGCGAGACGGGCGGAACCGTCGCGGGTTCGAGCGTGTGCGTAGGAACAATATTCATTTCACCATCTACCTGCCCTCTCTGGTATAGTGATTGATCCAGTAACCAGACGGGATATACCTATGGATTCTTTTATATATTGGTCTTGTATGATTCTTTTGGTTATTTGGTTTGTTGCGGTTTTCTTTATGCTTCCATCAATCTTGTTCTAAGGAGAATTACTATGATTGACTTGAAAGTAGGTGGCCCTTATATGGCCAGATTAGCGGTATTGAGAGGAGCGTTGAAGTGTGAGGTTTTAGGGATGCGTCGATCCAGACGGCCCACGGTCTATTCCTTGGTTAAGAAGGAATTCGGGTTAAGAGGTAACAAGCGGTCGGTGCTGGATCAGTTCTGTGTCCTGTACGAGACGAAGAAACGGGATTATCTGGAAGACCCGGAGCATTTCGAGAAATGGGTGCATTGCCATGATTAGGCGATATATTATTCAAGATAGTTCGGAATCTGAAGATTGTCCTTGGTGCGGTTTTCCCCTTGCCGTTGGTGATGATGCGGTCGAACTGCTGTCATCAAGAGGTGAGATTTTGCACGCTGGCTTCTGTTCTGCGCCGTGTTCTGGTGCTTGGCTGGACGAATCCACCAACGCCGTCAAGGCTATGCGGGAAAATAAGGTAATGCTGGGCCGCTGGCGGCCGAACGGAAATAGGTGGTTTTACTTTACTTAGAACTAGCCGAGCCGGGCGGCCAATCCCGGCATCCTCCTCAGTGGGTCTAACCTGCCCACACCATTGGGCCTCCATCCTTGGGGGCCATTTTTTTGTGGTGTTTTCCGGGAATTCTGGTATATTTATCTGTGGTCGCTGGAATAATATAAGTGATTGCTACGGTGTCTTAATTGACTAGGCAATCCTCCAGCGGCCACCCTTTAAACGGAGAAATACCATGGCAATCACTGGAACCGAAACGGCCAGACCGCGCAAGAAGCGAGCGCCAGAGCCAATTATGGAAGCGCCGGAAATTGAAGATTTGATGGCGTGGGAAATGGAAGGTTATTGCGAAGCAACCGACGGATGCTGTGTCGAGCCAGACGGCATCTGTATGCATGGCCACGAATCTTGGCTCTTACGACTGGGGTATATCTAAAATGACCGACGATAAAGTGTTGAAAACCGTGGGCGAGAAAGCCCAAGCAATCCACGACGCCATCAAGGCGGAAGAGAATTGCATGGTGTTCGTACCCTATCCAATCGGCTGGCTGGCTGGTGTATCGGTCGATCAGCTTAGAATTGGAGTGGAGCGGCTGGACGATGTCGAGGTGAAACGCACCAGCATCACAGACACCCTCTCTTTTGAGGTCAAGAAAAACGATGAGTAGCGGAAGTCAGGCGGCCCCTTCGGGGGCCGTTTTCGCTATCGAGCCAGACGCGGCCGAATGGTCGCGCGAGAAAGAGGCGCAACGGCACGGCAGCATCGGAACTGGCACGGCGCGGCTATACGTCAACGTGTACCTCGTCGATCAGGCATACGGCGGCGCGGAGGAAGGCGGCTGGTGGTACGATTACGGGCTGCCGGTCGAGTCGCGCCTAGCGCAGACGGAAGACGAAGCCAAGGCCATGCTGGCCGAACTACAGGCGCGTTGGGAAGTCAAAAACCAAGGCCGCGCGGAGATTTATTCTGTGTTATCTGAAGGCCGCTATCGTGTCAGGCGGGAAGGTTCTTTCGCTGAAATCTGGCCGAATCCCGCGCCCCATTATGAGTGAAAAAAGGCTGGACAGTAAGCTGGACAGTTACGCCAACGCGGCCAGATCGGCCCCATGCGCGCGGTGCTACTATGAAAGGCACTGCGCGTCGGGCTGGTCTTGCGCGTCATTCAGGCGCTGGGAGAAAGGCTATAAACCGCGCGTAGGTGACGAGCGCATCCCCGACGAGAGGTATAAATATGTCTTACGAAATTAGATTTATTGGTGAAAAGCCGTGCATTTTCTTAGATGATGAAGAACTGCCCAGCCGGGTTGTGGTCTGCGGCATGTGCGGTGGTAAGGGCTGCCATGTAAACCCGTCCATTGATGGCCACGGCATCACGCCCGAAGAAATGGACGAACTGGGGCCGGAATTTTTCGAGGATTACATGGGCGGAATGTTCGACGTCCAGTGCCAGCGATGCCACGGGAAGCGCGTCGATGCCGAGGTGGTCGAAGAGAGGCTAACCGAGGCGCAGCGCGAAGCGGTCGAGAGAGACTGGGAAGCCGACGCGGCAGAGCGAAGCGAGCAAAGGTTGAGGGATTTAGGGGTGCAATTTTAGGTTGCATTTCCACAGCCCCAGCCTTAGAATTAAAGCATGAAAGTTTACCCCGCAAACGCTGAGGATTTCACGACGCGGGAGCAGTGGTTGACCTGCGCGGTTGAGATAATCGACAGCGAGATATTCCCCGAAATTACTGAAGAAATACCCTTCCGCGTGTCTTGTTCGTGGCCCGGTGGCCACGGCAAAAAGAAAGGCGTGGCGGGTCAATGCTGGAACCCGAAGATGTCAGCGGATGGCGTAACGGAAATGTTCATTTCGCCCGAAGAATCCAACGAAGTTGAGGTGCTGGACACGCTGGTGCATGAAAACGTCCACCGGCACGTCGGCACGGAATGCGGCCACCGTGGAGCGTTTCGTAAACTGGCTTTAAAAGTGGGTTTAACCGGGAAAATGACCAGCACGGTCGCGGGGCCAGAATTGCGCGAGAAATTGGTTGACTTAGCCGAGCGGGTTGGGGAGTATCCTCACGCCCGATTGACGCCGGGTCAAGGCAAGAAACAAACCACGCGCATGATTAAAATGCAATGCCCGCAATGTGAGAATATCGCCCGTCAATCACGGGCCGCCTTCGTAGAGTTTGGATTGATTTGCGGTGGTTGTGAAGTTAAGATGGAACCCGACGATGTTTAAACAGTCTAAAGATTATGGGCAACCGGTTAAAACAGCGGGGAATTCACCGACTGCCGGGGGGTGTCGTTTTGGCGCGCCAACTCTTTCACCCCATGCCCGCCAGATTTTAGTAACGCTTAAAAATCCGAAAATCTTAGAATCTGCAAGCCCGGCGCGGCGCGTCGTGGCGAGGAGAAAGTAACGATGTATGACCCCGATTCAATGATGAATAAAAAGCGCCTTGAGTGGGTCGAAATCCTTATTGTGATTTATGAGGAGTCGGCCAAGGGTGCAGACCAGATTTCTGATGAGATTGACAAAACGCAATTGCTCGGCACTCACGACGTCGGGTATTATCGCGGCAAGCGTGACGCCTACCGCACAGCCGCTAAACAGTTAAAACAGGCTATCAAAAATGTATGAAATTATCGGCACGTTGGGCGGCAAGTCGGAAGTTATAGACACCGCCAAAACCAAGGCAGAAGCAGAGTCATTATTCTATGAATACCGCGTAGCCTTCGGGCCACCGGCAACGGCGGGAAAATTTGACCCGCAAAAAGACTGGAGTTTCACACTCAGAAAGAGGGCTAAAAAATGAGCCATTTTTATGCAACAATCCCAACATCGGCGCGACTCACAGTACCTTCGGCGCGTGGCCACAAATCCACCGGAATCGAAACGATTGGCGCGTCATGGCACGGCGGCATCTTAACCAGTTTATGGCACGACGCCCAAACAGACCTTGATATGTTTGAGGTGAGGATGATTCAGCACCACGGCGCGGGAGATTCTAAAATCTTGGCGCGTGGGGTTGTTGGCGACGCATCAATCATTGAATTCCCCGGAATCTAAACCCCAAAATCTACAGGGTATTTATACTTTCTCCTGTAGTCTTTGTCGGTCTTATGAAACCCACCTTTTATTTTATTGTTTTTCGCAACCAGATTTCGATGGC